GTAATAGAACCTACACATTTAGTAATTTCTGTTTGTACAGTGGGTGTGAGCAAAGTAATAACATTTTTATCTACAGCAGATACAACATAGAAGCCATCTAAATCAAATTTTTCTGTAGTTGATGCTGCTATAGAATCCTCAGCAATATATTCTACATAGTTACTAAAACTATGTAATCCAATTACATCATCAACTTCAATGTCAGTAACGTTAGTTGTAAGCGTTAGAGTAAACGAAGTAGTTCCAGCTGAAACTGCTTCAACTTCATAATCAGTGTCAACATGTTTATATACACCCCAATCAAGATTATCATTTCCAACCCAGATATAATCAGTTATTTTAACATCTACAAAATTAAAATCAGCAATATTAGCATAACTTGTTGCAATACCACGAACATCTTCAGGATTTACATATCCTGCATTTTTTACATAACTTGTATCTACATACTTTTCAGGGAAAGGTTTATGGTTGTAGTTAGGAGTTTTTTGGTAAACTTCATAAGGGAGTATTCTGTAGACTAGATCAGTTTCTGTTCCGGTTGTACTTGTTACTAAGTCAATTGGCTGAGGAGTTAATCTAAATTTACTTTCATCAAGTAATAATTCATATTCTTCAAACCCATCACTTGCGCCGTATTGGCCGTCACGGATTGCCCATTCTTCGTAAAACTCTAAACTATCTTTATCAGCACTACTCAATACATCAAATAGTTTTGTTAATGCATTTTTAGTACCTTTGTCCTGTATCATACCTTGATAAAATTTATACTGACTCACATCATCATTAATAATATTTTCAAGGTATTGACGTTTCTGATAACCGATTAAGTGTTGCGCCATGCGCTGTTGCTCAGTATCAAAATTGTCTGAATCTAAGTCATAAAAATCTGCAAACTGATTAGTTTTGTATTCAAAGTTTGCATATAGTCCTGCTTCGGGTTTTTCGTTTAAGCGATTCCAGTCATTTGCATCAAAAGATTCTGCCCCAGATAATTTAGTAGATGCACTGTAGTAAAACTCTTTATATTTTACAATACTACCAATTGCATAATCCGTCCAAGACTCCCAAGTTGTTGCCTTAGCATCATCATATATAAATCCGGGAATATTTAAACTGCCGTCCCATTCTTGAGTAACATATCCAAGAACTTTAATTCTTTCCTGTCTGTAACCCGGTTGTGTATCATAAATGATATCACCAAATACAGTCTTATTATCAATCAATAACACATGCTCTTTTTGTACAAGAGGAAGTTTAACAGCAAACACACCGTCGGCGGTATTTCTTGGACGAATAATAAACTCGTTAGGCGAACGTCCTAATGTTGAAAATTCCTGTACTAATTTTGTACCGTCTGATTGAAGCAAACTGTATCCGTAGAAACTATCAAAGATATTATCTACCATTGAATACTCTGATACAAATTTTAATTGTGTAGCTGCTGGGCTTAATGTAATAACACTGCCTTCGCCCCAGTTTTGTGTAGTCCAGAATAAGAATTCATTTACACTGTGGCGCCAGTTTAATACAACCTTTGCATCGCCTTCGTAGTAATCAAATACAAATCCTTGGTCCATTAAGTACTCACCGTAGCCTAATAGAAAGTCGACTACGTCTTGGATAGTAACAAATAATTGTCCGTAATCTGCTTCAAGAACAATATTTTTATTAAACTTTCTTCTTACAAATGCAGTTCTGCCGCCAATTAACGGTAGCGCAGGTAGTTTAACAAGATTAGTTGTATCAAAATCTGTACTGCTTATAAAGTTAGATTTTACTCTATAATATGCACCCTGGTATTCAATATTTTGTCCGGCAACATATTGTTTGCCGCTATCCCATATTAAGTAACTTTCACTAATTCCGCCAATGTTAATACTAGGATCTGATTGTGTAGATATTGCTGCATAATAATTAAAAGATGCAATTTCAGTATCATACCCTTTAATCACGTAGCCGTCACTTCTGCGCTCTACAATGACACCACTGTAAGAAACAGTTTTAATAGGAGTACTTGTGTTTAAGAATATTTTATAGTTTTCATCTGGAACAAATACATTGCCCTCATTTAACGGTGTGCGACTATCTAATATTAATCTAAACTTGTCCTTATCAGTAAATCCTGCTAGCTTGTATCCTAACTGATTTTTAATAGTTCTAATGTTTGATTTGTAGGCAGTGTACGATGTTGTTATATCAGCTGCCATATAATTTGCAATATAGTTTACAACACCACTAGTATAAACTTGAACTGTGTCTTCATATGTATTTGGAAATACAATATCAGATAATTTTATTCTAGTATTTGTTTTAGCATATATTAAATCGCCTGAAATGTTTCTTACTTGATTAATTCTATCAAACCCAGTAGCAAATAGCATATGTGGTTTGTTAATTGCAAATGCGGTAATAACACTAAACGGATATTGGCTACTTGCTCTCCAAGCACTTTCAATAGGGGCGCCATCGCCGAATACAAAACTTTCATCTAACAATTGGTTATCAAAATAATTGATATAGCCTGACTCAATAGGAGATAATAAATTACCTTCACTATTAACCGGCAAGTGGTTAGTTAACCCTGGGCGTTTATAATTATTAAGTATTTTATATTTTACGCCAGGTTGTCTTACAATACCTGCTTCGATATCTTGCCATAAAAGCAAGTTCTCTTTGGTGTAGGGAGCAGGGCCGTACTGTGTTTCCCACCACGTAGGCATAACTGTAAACCCAAGCATTTCCCAAGGGTGTGTATGCGGGCGATCAGTATCGTAGGCTTGCTGGTAAATCTGTCTCCAGAAGCCCGGTAATACCGCACCAGTAGGACCAGTACTACCTGCGTAGTTAAATGTAAACGAGTTAGCTCTATCAAAGAAATTATGTAATGTGTAATCTTGGTCAATTAGTTTTGTCCACTGCAAAAAGTCAGCTAGTATTACTCTATCAATTTGACGTTTACTAACTGCTGTATTTCTGTAGTCACCGCCGATAAGACTATGTATGTTTAAGAAATTAGTATCGTATCCTACTTTAATGTTATTAAAAATTCTTTTTTCAAGTTCTAGTAATAAGTCATCTCTATAATCATCAAACGCTGCAATCTTACTACCGTCGTGTCCTTGAATAATATATCTCGGAGTTTGGTAGGTATCGTCTAAGTATTTTGCAGGCTCGTATGAAGGATACAGGCCTAGCTTGCTTGGCGTAGGTGGAACGTAACTGCCGTTAGTAGTTTCATATTCATATATATCAACTATATCATCAGGCTGTTTAGCCGCTGTAATTAAAACATAACCTTCAGTGTTAAACGTATAATCTCTACCTTGAACTAATTGTACTTCATTTAAGTATACTTGCACTGCTATTCTTGAAGGTGTACTTAATGAAAATGCTGTTGACAACGGGTAATACAATTCGTCGGCATCAATTACGGCAGTAGTTAGTTTCTTAGTTGCACCGGTAGGAATCATGTCACTAAAGAAAAACGGTTGTGTAGAAGTTTTATCTTTATTAATTTCTGTTAGAATTGCATCTACATGTGATTTAATAGTACCGCTAAAACTTATATCTTCTGCTGTCTGTAAGAATAATCTTTTAAAAGTTGAGTATTGCAGCATTGCAAACTTTAAACTTTTTACAACATTTGCATCGTTATCTAACATATGATACATTGCAAGATTCATTGGTGAACTATGTTGTACAAATCTACGACCTAGTTCTGTTACATTTCCAATATCTCTTAAATTACTTGTACCCGGATATGTTCCTACAAATTCATCATTTTGTTCTACAATAGTAGCAACGTGATCATTTACTTCGCCAAGCGTAAATTCTGTAATATTTTCATTTCCAGGATTTCTTTCTAAGGAAGCTGGAATTTCATAATACCCGTTTGCATTTTTTGTAGCTGCACTACGTGCCTTAATAAGAACTACGTCATTTAAAGTTAATGAATTTATAAATGTTACTATTGCATTATTATTAACATTAGTAGTAATAGTATAATCTGTACCTTCAAATTGTAATTTATTGTTTAAATATACTCTTGTCCAAAGATCAGTTAATAGGCCACTATTGTCATACATGTCAATAATAAACCCAACACTAGTATTGTCAAATATATATTGTCTAATTACTAGTTGTTCGCTAAGTACATTAATTTTTTTCCAACCTGATAAGGTAATATATGTATCTAATGCAGAATATTTTCTTAAAAATCCAATATCAGTATTTTTAGTAAAAGCGTTATTTACAGATGTGTAGGTAAACGAATCAAATAATAAATTAAAATCAAAAACAATGTCACCGACATTATTAATACTTCTATAAGAAAGTGGAAACTTTAACTCGTCATCAGGTGTGCCATTTCCTACTCGATAACTAAACAGTTTGTTCCCTGCAAATGTTGAAGACGGGTATACAGTTGTGTCTGCATAAGATTTACCGTTAATATCAAAAATATCAAATAACGGAGGCTGATTAGCTTGTGTTTTATCTTGTGTAAGTTTCCACTCTATACCAGTATAATACAACATCTTACCTTTGTAAGTTGTGCCATTTAATACTAACACAACTTCATTAGTTTGTGGAACTGAATCAGTTTCTGGAATTAATGTGATTTGCCTGTTAGTTGCGGCACCACTTGCAAAGTTAATAAATTGAACTTTAAAAATTCGACCAGATACTAATATATCAGTGTCTGCTGTAAACATAATACGCATGCCGTCGGCAAGATCAATGCCATCAACGTTGTATCCTGGCGATCCTTCAATAGTTGAAAATGCATCTATCGTAAAATCATCAACTAAATTAACATCTGTTTTAGCAACAGTACCAAATTGATTTAATTTTAGATCTGCTTCAAATTCAATAATAGGACGTTTAGCACGTTGTAACTGATCTACATCAACAATTTGTCCATTTGCTGTTGCTGCTGTTTCAATAACACTTTTATGAAACCAACGGTTATAACGACTCCACAAGTTGCCGTCGATACTTGCACGATTGATTACGATGTAATCTTTATCTTCTGGATAGCCAATTGCTACGCTGTAAGGAAGTCTATCAAATCCTTGTGCATCAAATTCTACATCAATATTAGCAGTAAATGCTGTTGGAACATTTAAACTTGTTTCTGCAATAAGATTAATACGACTACCAACACCTTCAACATAAAATGTAACGTTTGCATAAGCAGCGGGTTCTACTTCGCCGGTAAACTCAATTTTCATTCCGTTTGATAGTTCTATACCATTACTACTTTTATAGAAACGCTTACCGACTACTTCTTTTTCAACATCAATAAAAGTTGCTTCGCTAATGTCTTTAACAATAATAGTACCACTTGCTTCTAGGTCGTTTGCTGCTACATAGTATAATACTTCAGGGGTATCTGTACCTAATTGTAATGTACTAATACCTTTTTCTAGTCCCTGTACACTAACACCTTCAAGCACTAGAATACTTGAACTATCTAACTCAAATCCGTCTTCAAGTGTTCTCTTTGTCTTAATTGTAAATGGTAAGTTTGGAGTATCAATATCAAACTTGTAGGTAATTCCTCTATAAAGAGTAATTGTAGGGTTTTGTGTTAATCCGTCTGGACTGAATACATAAGTGTTATTATCAACATTATCACCGATGCGAACAGTGTAAGTACTTTCAACATCAACTGTATTCCCTGCAATTCCAATTGTCTGCGGACCTAAAGGTAACCAGTAGTATTCACGAAAGTTACTAAACTTATCCCAATCAATACTAGGATTCCATGCATATTGTTCTTGCTGGTTGAACACACTATGATTGTCGTTAGATTTATTAAAATTGTTTAACTGATTAACAAAGTCGTTATAGTCTTTGTAAAAAGTAACATTATCTAAATTGTCTTTGATAACTGCCGCTGGTTCTAATTGATAGTTAAACCTATCAGCTGATACATCACCGATATAATTGTCACTCGCAGTAAATGCTCTAGCAGTTTCTCTACCAATATATCCGTTGAGTTTTTGAACTACGCCTGGCTGTATTAATTGGTCTAATGTACTATTTAAAAACTTCTTGTTTGGAATTGTTCTAAAAAATCTTGGAAGGAAAGATTCACTGCTGCGTTTGTTAGTGCCGTCTGCTGGCAACGCTGATTCATTTTGGTCGTTATCGTAAGACATTATTAATAAGGCCCTCCAGTTATAGATAATCCACTGCTTGTTAAACCTGTGTTAACTGTTGTTGCATTTGTAGTAATAGCACCACTTGAACGAAGCCTTGTAGCAGTTACAGCGTCAATTAGTTCAATGTCAGCAACAGTTGCTGCGCTTATAAAAATTTCATCAGACTCTGATTTTATTTCAAATAAACTACCAAACGTTTGTGCTGCTTGGTTTGGAACTATTACAAATGTTACTAAGTTAGGTGTTAATTGTTGCATAACGTATGTGCTCAACTCTGTAAAATAGAACGGTTCTCCAAACTCCCAATTTTCTAGAGCAAAAAATTCATTGATTGCTGCAATTACTCTAGTTTTAATGTCATTATCGTTAATCACAATATCAGGATTCTTTACAATTTTAAATTTTGCTTGTAGTGTTGCATCGGCTATTTCTCCAAACAGTATCTTATACTTAACTGGATGATAAATAATTTCGTCACTAATTGACTTAATTTTGTTAAGTGATTGTCCGTAATTTAAATACAATTGATCACTACTCGGTGAAAGAGGTTTTGTACTTACTGTGCCGTCAATATAAAGCCTAAAGTTATTATCATATGACTTTGTTAATAGATACACATCTACAATATTACTTACACTTGGGTCAATTCTGCTACTTGCATCTGCTGCATGTACATAATGAAATTTAAGTTTATCGCGACCAATTTTAGCAAGATAGCTTTGTGTCGTAGTAAGAACGCCTGTTGTTTTATTTAAAATCTGAAATAAATCTTCTGCTATAAAATAAAATATTTGATTATTATCAGCCATTGTTGTATTAGATAAAGAAATCTTAGTATCAATTACTTGTATACTGCCTGTACCATCTGAGAATACATATTTTCCAAGGTCCGTTGAAACGGCTGTTGAAATATAATTATATTCTTCTACACCATCAATAGTAGTTGTCTTTAATTGAAATACATACTTGGTTAACGGATTAACAGTTTCATTTACTATTTCATCAAATATTTGAGGATCATCAACTACACCGTCGTCGTCACCGTCAAAAAAGCTAACTTGAATTTTGCTACTGTCTACATAACCTTCGGCGTCTCTATATTCTTCAACGATTTCCCAATCAAAATCAACAGCAAACGGCGAAGTTAAATCAGGAGACTTATTAATGTTTAAAACTGAAATTTTATCTTTAATAATTTTACCAGTTCTATTGTTGTAAATTTTATCCGAGCTATCAAAATAGAATCTAATTTCTTCAGCACTTTCAAATACATATCTACTAGCACGATATGTAATTGTATATGTTTCACCGTTTGTTTCAAACAGTAATAACCAACTTGCATCTAATTGTTGATTAGTTGTATCACCAGTTTTACCAATACTAAAGAGACTGTCAATGTTTAAGTTGTTAGTTGTAACTATTCGCCATTCGCCTATATTAACGTCAAATCTTAAACCAAAGCTATTGTATGCAAATACTTGATCAATCAATTGTAGAGAAACAGCTGGTTGTAATTCTGTTGCTAGTCTAGGTATTATTTGTGTAAGCCTTGCACGATTTGCTACGTCCAGTAAATCACCTGGAATATTATCATTAAGCATTACTGGTCCGGTGCCGTCTGCATTTGTTGCTGTTCCGTCGCCTACTACACTGATAATTTTAGTCCATTTGTATAACGTGCCGCCTGACGGTATACCCGAACTAAGTATATTACCTAATTTATTATCATTTTCACTTTGAAAATACTTTCCTACCGGTGGTTCAAATTTAACAAGTGTTCCTGGTTTTAATAATTTCAATGTACTTGCAGTAAATGCACTTAGCTGAGAACGTGTGCCAACGGTGTTAGTAAAATATCCTGTATTTTGATTTGTATCGACTGTTTGACTATTCCAAGTTATTCCTAAGTCGCCTACTAGAGTTTTAGGAAAACTATTATAGTAATAGTTTTTAATTTTTTTATCAGTGAGTATAGGTTCTATAATATTTGCAATTGCACCTTCAATATCAGTTTTAGAAATAAAACTAAATTTTAATTTAGGTATTAAAAACTCTTTTGTTATAATACCATCGATGCCAAACAAGTTAGTTTTAGAGTATTTTCCAGTTGCATCTACTAGATCTAGATAACGACTAATTCCGCTTGCAGTTCTGTTAACACTTTTTACTTTAATAATTTCTTGACTAATACTTAACGGAGCAATTTGATAATCTTCAGCAGTTATCATTCTGTTCTGTGTGTAGTAAGTTGCAGGTGCATTGCGTTTAATACTTGCACTTGATTCGCTTGAACTTGCATTATCAACAGTATACTTTAATTGAAATACCATTGTAACCTGTTCTGTTTTACCAGTTTTACTGATGTACGGAACTTTAATACTAACACCGCGCATATCTGCCGGCTCAATTACGATACGCTGATTTTTACTTGTTCTGTAATATACTCTAAAATTACCTTGTGGCAAGTTACCAAATGTACCATCAGAGAATATTAAACTGATTCTATCATTTGCTCTTGTAAGTACACTGTAGATGTTTCTAATACTTTTGCTTAAACTATTGTAGATTACGTTGTTGCCTTCAACAGCATCAACCTTTGACCATAGTTCTTCTTCAAGACCAAAGTTGTCAACTTTATACAACCATACATCAGAGTTATTAATATTAGTTGCATCAATTGCAACAACTTGATTAGTACTCGGACTGTCAACTGTAAATGTACCTTGGTCCATTGCACCTTGTCTAAAGTGACAGAAGTAACCAGTATTAGAACTTGCAGGACCTTTGCCGTCGTTTCTGTAAAGGAATGCAAAGTTGTTTCCTGGAAACGGTGCTTCTTCTTTAATTTCGCCGTTGTCTACATCAGTTGAGACAATTTCAAATCTACTAGTTGATCCGCTAATTGTTTTATTAAATCCGTATACTGGCAATTCAGTATTAGCACTACTTAATCTATACTGCTCTGTAGGTACACCTGCAACTGTATCTTTTTTTGCAGGGCGTCCAATACTAGAATTAACAGGCAGCGCTGCATTTAAAATTTTAGTAAATTGTTCTTGCCAATTAGGGTTGCTTGGATCGTTCCAGATAACTGTTTGGTTTGCTAAGTTTATGTTATTTGAATCTCTAACAACTTCTGTTGTGTTAACACTTTCAATTTTAAGCAACCCGTTTGCTGCTTGATTACGTTTAGGATTGTAGGAAAGCAAACGTGCAAGACGGAGAACTGATTCTCTACGTTCTGCAAGCTCTAAAAAGTTTTCACGTGCATTTAAGTCAGTACGGAAAGCAATGTTTTGACCTAGGAAAGCAATTAGATCAATAAGTGCAAGGTACTCTGAACTTTCAATGTAATCGTTAAAATCTTCTGGATAATTTTGACGAATGTAATTGATCATTGTTCGACGTAAATTGTCAAAGTCGTATGATTTGAAGTCGGCGTTTCTATAACTCTGATAGATACGCTTCCAATCTTCTGCTACTAATAAACGGTTTTGTCTGTCTGTACTTGACATGGATTTGCTTTCCTCTTAACTTATAGTGTATTTATTAATTTGAATAAACCACGTATATAATTAATTGGCTAAAAATCCGTTATTTTGGTCAAATATTAATTGCATATTTTCTACAATATTGTAGGGTAAAAATATCAATGTTGCTTCTATTTGTAAGCCACTTTCGTACTGATCAACTACTATGTTAGTAACACTTACTCTAGGATCGTAGTTAATAATAGTAGTTACATTTTCAGCAATAATCTGTTTGATATTTTCAGTTAATGGTTCATATAGAATGTCCCAAATAATTGTACCAAAATTAGGATTGCTTAAAAGTTCGCCTTGACGAATATGAAAGTGATTAATAATATCTTGTTTTACAATTTGTAAATCATACAGTTGAAATCCAACATTGTTTGGATTAACTGTAGAAAATCCCCTATAGGTTTTTTCACCTATACCATAGTCAGGACGAGTAGTACCTTTTACAGTAATTTGTTTATAAAGATTTTTCTCTAGTGTGCTCATACTGTATTTACCTTAATCTTGTCGGCCTGTTCTAGACACAGTACTAGTAACTGTTGCTGCTCCGGCTCTTGCTTGCCTTAAAATAGCATCATCATAAGGCGGTGTAGTAACTGCTCCTGCTCTTGCTTCTGCTTCTCCTGCTGCTCCTTCGGAACTTGCACCTGATGCATTTCTCGAAGGTGTGCTTGTAACAGTTGTATTACTTATTGCTGCTCGTTCTGCTGATGTTAATCCCGATGCTGCAACTGTACCCGGAGCACATTTTTCATACGTATCTCCTAAAGGCACTGTAGCACCGTCTTTTACAGCAACCGGAGTTCCAGATGCACTTCCTGATCCGCTAGGTATTACCGATGGCGGAGACGGGGCCGCAGCAACTGCTGCCGCCGGCCCGTTCATATGTATAACCGATGCAGTTTCGTAATGGCCTGCACTAGCAATATTACTAGTTCCTGCGCAAGTTAATCTACCGTCAGCGCCCACTAATAAATCCCAGTTTGCACCAGTTTGTGTTGCCATCTGATTTGCTGCAACTATATTAACATCTGCTCCAGCTTTTAAATTAATATTTTTTGCAGCAGTAAAATTTATATCATTATCTGATTTAAAACTAATATTGTTTTTTGAATAAACTTCTATTGCTCCGCCGGCTGTCATTTCAATCCAACTTTGACCACTTCCGTGTGCAATATACACTAAGTCTTCTGTATTGTGGAAAAGTATCTGATGTCCTGTACGTGTTCTAATTCTTACTAATTCGTTCATAGGCAGTGTTGGATCACCGCCTTGATCTAATGTTGCATATTCACTAGGAGTTGTTGCAGCTGGGCCTTTTCTATACAAACTAGGATCGCCATCATCCATTACAAAAGTTGAACCAGTTAGTCTCGATGATGGAATTTCTGTTTGTGCATTTTCAGCACCTACTTTTACTTTAGGCTTTCCTGGTCTACGGTCTAGCGGGCCGGGTGTACTCATTCCAAATACCATACTAGGTACTTCTCGTCTAGCACTGGAACTAGTAGTGCCTCTAATTGGATCACTAAGTAAGCCGGCTTTAGTAAGTTGTGCTATTGCATCCGTGTTAACAGGTTTTAAAAACTGCGTAGGGTCGTTACCAACGCCTGGTTCATTTCTTTTGTTGTATTCTCCAACAGGAGAAATTGCAGTTTGATTTTCTTTGTTGTATTTTGTACTTGCATTTCCAGGTACCATAAAGTTCATAAACTTTTCTTGTACACAGCCGATCCAAAATCCTCGACTTTTATTTCCTTCTGCAAATATAACTAGTACTTGTGTCCCGACGTCCGGTGGCACTGCCCACATTCCGTAACTTTTTTGAGTATAATCAAATCCGTTGTTGTCGCTTGTTCCGTCGTAAGGTGTAATTCCGTAAAACGGACTTAGATAACTTACTATTGCCATTTCGCCAGTAACGTCTGTGGTGTTTCCTTCAGTTGATGATTTTAACAATTCAACTTCTAGTGAACCCATGTACTCAGTGTCTAAGTGATTGCGCACCACAGCCAAAAAGGGACCAGGGCCTTCAAATATATTATCACCTGGGGTTCTTGCTTCTGTTGCCATTGTTTATTCCTTAGAACGATCCTGATTGTTGTTGTGCAGAAATATTAGCTGCTTGTTTTGCTCTCAACGCTCTTAACGGTGCATCATCATACGTACTTCCAGCAGCCGGATTTGGCTTACTAGCTAGTCGTTGTGCAGCAGCTTCGCCGGCGGTGCCTTCTGATTGTGTACCAGCTCCTGAGTTAGATGCTCCGTTTACATTTCTTCTTGCAGCAGCTTCGCCTGCTGTGCCTTCTGAACTTGCACCAACAGCTGGGTTAGCCGGAGTAGTAGTTATTTGTCCTCCTGCATTATCTGTATTAACTAGCGTGCTAGTAGCTGGTGCAAGATTATCGTCATCCTGCCTTGGTCTACGTATAGTTTGTAAAGTTTGTGTAAATTGTCCGTTACTAAATTTATTAGCACAAAATATTACTTTATATAATCCACTAAATTCTCCTACAGGAGTAGTGCCGCCGCCTGGAAATTCCATATAACCATTTGGACCGTAGTCTAATGGAGTTCTAAAGTTAAGTGCAATATCAACTTCCCCATTTTCATAATTCATTGTGCCGTCGGCTGTAATGTTTAGTACTCCTGGAACTTGCAATGCATTATAGTTGCCCATCCCGCTATCACAAATATAATATGGATCGCCTAGTATTTCTAAATCAACCATAACTAAATCAACACTACTATTAACTAATGCATCATTAAACATTCTAGCAACTTGCGATTCAGGATGGGCACCATCTAACGTAGTCTTATTTTTTTGAGTAACTACTCTATCTAGAGTTTTGCCAAGATTTCCTGCTGACGCATTTCCTTTAGAAGTACTAGGTGTTGCTCTTTGACCACTCGAAGTAGTTTCATTTTTAATAGCAGTTTTACTATCTGCACCTGCTTGACCAAGGTCGCCGGCAATACTTGAAAAGAATGCAGTATTAAATCTAATATCAAAATTAATAATATCTTTATTTTTTCCTGTATAGATATAATTGTATTCTTTAGCTACTTGGGTTTTTAATTGAGGAATGCCAGGGCTTTTTGCACTAGCAGATTGAAATATACTTATATGTACAAGATACGGCACAACTCTATAAACAAATATTCTTGACGGGGTTCCAGTTTGTGAAACTACTTCGGGACTAGAGTCACTATTATAAACTTGCGTTTGAATTCTAAACCAAGGAACCATTCCATATTTGTCTGGCGTCTTAGATGCAATTGCTCTGCCGTAATCACTAGCAATAATAACTTCTTCAATTATAGTTTGTATTTTTTGCCCTGCTGCAAATGTACCAGTGCGTACATCGCCCGATATTTGTATTTTGCATCTATCTACTTTGCCTTTGATTGTTTCACTTTCTGAATTAGTAGGTGTTGCAAGTGGTCGTTTGCTACTGTCAAAATTAGATTTAGTAATCTTAGCTTTGCCAATGTCGTTCATGTTTTGTGTTTTTTCGGCATACTCGCGAATATTTTCTCCAATACTAGATCGTTTAATTGTTATTCCGGCAGCATTTTTTATTTCATTTCTATAATCAACTGGAACTTTTCCATTTATGTCTCCTGTTTGCGATATATAAAATTTTCTTATTTCTTCGTCAGTAAATTCTCGAGTAGTTGCAGTATCGTCTGCTGTCTCTTCCGGTTGTCCCATCATAAACTGTTGCGATTCTTCATTTGAAGATGAAGTGTTTGGAAACATTATAATATATTGATCAGCTTTTTTTGTTTTGCCGGCTTTTTCGCCTGCAAGTTGTCTATCGTTTATAATACGGGTTAAACTATTAGCTCCTGTTTGTAACATTTCAGCAACAGATGCTCCTGTAAAGGTTGTGTCAGTATGTGTTGTTTGTGTTTCGTCAGTTAATGCAGTTTCTTGATAAGGAATTGCAGTTACGGAATATACACTGCCTGATTCTGTTACATCAAATTCAATGTTTACCAGTTTTAAAGGAAACATTCTGCGTAAGTTACTTGCATGAATAAATTGTCCAGCATCATTGTAGCCTTTAAATTCTACAGTAAGAAGATACGGAGCATCAATGTAAGTAGGATAACCTGCTCGTATTGCTGATACTTGTAATGCTTGTAAAAATAACCCCATACTGTAAGGTTCGGTTACTTTAAAACTAATACTTGTTGCATTTGTAGACCGAGTACCGTCATTGCCGGCGACAATAGTTGCAATTTCAACATCATCAATAAAGTATTCAATTTTTCCTTTTGCTTCATACAACGTTGCACTGCCGGGTGTTGGGCCGCCGCCGCTTCTAAGTATTACAATACTGGGATCCCTACGACGGTATGTGACATCTGGAAATGATAGTTCTTGTGCTGTTAGGCATCCCAACGTAAAGACATAATTGAAGCTGGTAAATTGTTCTAGCGGATTAGGAAGTGCACTGCCGCTCATTCCGTTTGGTGATCCAAAGCCGCCACCGAACGATGCTCCTAAAAATCCGCCTAGGCCGCCTTTAATTCTATCCATTATGCCGACGCCTAACCCACTAGCAATGTTACCAACTAAACTTTGTCCTATTCCTGGGCCAGTTAACCCATTTAAACTATTTGCAAGATTAACTGTTGCACCTTTTAAGTCTTGTACAGATCCCGATACAGAATCTAAAACTCCGTCAACTGAAATATTACCGCTTTGCGCAAACTTTTTAGCCGATGAAATTAGTTGCGGGGTAGCTGCATCAATAGTATCAGAAAAACTTTTTCCTGCTGCTTTTAATCTCGACGCTACATTTTGCGGAACTACTGCCATATTATATTCCTAATACTTTTGATAATGCGGCGCCTTTGGGTACATAAATTTGTATTCCTGCTATTAAATCAAATACAGGATCTTTAAGTATTTCCATATTGCGTTGGGCAAAAACCCACCATAAGTCTTTATCGCCATATAAGTCAAATGCTAACAGATCAGGGCGATGTGTATACTGAGGCTGTATTGTAACTAATACATCGTCTGATTCTGCAGGGATAGGTCGTATTTTTAAAATGTCAAGATACTGACCTTCTTGTGTAGGTGTGTTAAACCAAGGACTAGTTCCAATATAATTTGCCATTAGATAAATCCTTGTCCGTTGCCTTTGGCATATCCGCCACTGACAAACTTGTCTAGGCTAAATTGTTGTACAGCTCGTCTGCTGTATGTCGGCATCAATACTACTGCTACGTTGCATCTAGTTGGTGCCCAGGTATCTAGTGAGGGTATGTAGATATAATCTACATCTGGCGGCAGTTCGCAAGTAAATTGTTGAACTACAACTGGAACATTTTTAAAAACATAATCGCCGTAGCCGTTAAGTTGTACTACTGGTGGCGGACTACCTTGATTGCTTGAATTACCGTAGGACATTTTCGTAACACTTCTCAAGTAGTGTACCATTGCTACCCAATATACTCCTTCTGATTCATTTTCAATAATAAAATCTCCACTGATCTGAATGTTATCAGGTTGACTACTTTGATAAACAGGAAAAGGATAGTTACTGTGTGTAGGTTTAACTTGGCTGTAAGTAGCACTATGCGACATAATAATACTAGGCGTATACGGAAAAATCATTCCGTTTGTTTCTGCTAATGCTGCCGAAAGTGTTGGTTCTAAACCCATACCTGGTGGTAAAGAAAGTCGGACACGCCAGTCATCGTTATCAGCTCCTTGCCAGCTAACTTCTGAAAATCCAACAGCTCCTGGCATACCAAACTTAGGAAGGCCGCCGCCACGCAATAAACTCATAAAGTTTTTAGCACTAAATATATCCTCAGCAATGCCTTTTACTGCGTTACCAGCTTGTCCAATTAATCCTTGACCAAAACTAGCAGCACTACCTAATAGGTTGTTTACTGCTGCTGATGCTTGTGGAGACACTGAATTGCGAGCCTGCGATGCTGCTGACGAAAGTGCTGCTGATGCCTGTTGTTTTAGGCCGCCGAAATTAATTGCCATTATTTGTTGTCTCCTATATGTTATTTAGTTGACAAAATTAAGTATGTATATTATAATGTATTATAACTATTGGAGAGTTCATGAGAAAAGTTAACTATTTAAATAACAAAGATATACTTAAAGAAATACACAAATCAAAGAGTACATTTTGTAGCTTTGTATCAAATACTGATCATCAGTTTGATCTTATTTTGCCTAATATTGACAAAATCAATATTAGAACTATTGCAGAAGCTAAAAGAGTACAAGCTAAACGCTTACAACACGAAGCATTTGAAGCTCGTAAACTAGCAGGAGAAAAAATTAAACTTGCTGAGTGCGAAATTGATTACAGAAAAATTAAAAAAACTTCATTAGTATTTCGCATTATGACATTTGAGCATGTTCCAGACGAGCCGGGGCGCAAGAAGACACCAAAGACAGTTGCCGATCACAAAGTAAAACTTAACTTTCCACCTTTCCAACATTTTAAGTTTGATGAAGAAGATAATCTAAAGTGTGTGGGCAAAAGTCATTGGTCAAGCGGAATGGAAAACGGACATTTTAATCTAGGCGGCGGTATGGCTACAAATAAACTTGCTCTTATGTGGATGAAACTATGTGATCGATATGCTACTCGTGGTAATGTACGTGGATACACTTATAACGATGAAATGCGCGGGCAAGCTATCCTACAGTTAGCACAAATCGGGTTGCAGTTTGACGAATCAAAGTCAGATAATCCGTTTGCATACTATACAGCCGCAGTTACTAACAGTTTTGTGCGTGTTATTAACATTGAAAAGCGTAATCAAAACATTCGTGATGATATTTTAGAAATGAACAACATGAATCCTAGCTTTACACGACAAAATCAAGGCGAGTGGGAAGCACAACAACGTAGAGAAAAAGAACTAGGTAACAAATAATCTCTTGACACTATTAACATTAACCTGTATACTATAAAGATATACAAATTTATGGAGCAATAACTTTTGTTTAAAAAAGCAGCAGTCTTTACAGACATACACTTTGGATTAAAGGGTAATTCAAAGATTCACAATCAAGATTGTGAAGATTTTGTTGATTGGTTCATCAAAACTGCAAAAGCCAACGGTTGTGAAACTGGTATCTTTTGCGGCGACTGGCATCACAATCGAAATTCATTAAATCTTACTACTATGGATGCAACTATCCGTAGTATGGAGAAGCTAGGTGCTGCTTTTGAGCAGTTTTTCTTCTTTGATGGTAATCATGACCTGTATTACAAAGACAAGCGCACTGTTAATTCAACTGCGTTTGCTAAACACATTCCAGGTATTACATTTGTTGACGAAATTACCACCATAGACGATGTAACTATTGTTCCTTGGCTAGTAGGCGACGAGTGGAAAAAGCTAAAACATCTAAAAAGCAAGTATATATTTGGTCACTTTGAACTTCCTACGTTTTTTATGAACGCAATGGTACAAATGCCCGATCATGGTGAGCTACGTGCAGAAGATTTTGTTAATCAAAAGTATGTTTTTAGCGGACACTTCCACAAACGTCAACAACAAGGTGCAGTGCATTACATTGGTAATGCATTTCCGCACAACTATGCTGATACATGGGACGATGACCGTGGTATGATGGTACTCGATCGTGAAAACGATAAGGAACCACAGTACATTAACTGGCCAGAGTGTCCAAAGTATCGTACAGTTAAACTTAGCAAACTTATTGACGAGCAAACTACGTTTATTAAGCCCAATATGTACTTGCGTGTCAACTTGGACTTGCCTATCAGCTATGAAGAAGCAAGTTTCATTAAGGAAACATTCATTACTCAATACAACTGTCGTGAAATTAGTTTGATTCCACAAAAGTCACTAGAAGATATTAGTACTCAATTAGACATTGCACAGTTTGAAAGTGTAGATCAAATTGTTGCTGGCGAAATCGCTGCAATTGACTCAGATAACTTCAACAAAAAAACACTTATGGACATTTATAGCGAATTATGATAAAAATTAAGGATTTGACTGTGAAGAATTTTATGAGCGTGGGCAATCAGACCCAAGCTGTAAACTTTAATCGCGAGCAATTAACACTTGTGCTAGGTGAAAACTTAGATCAAGGCGGAGATGATAGTGGAAGTCGTAATGGTACAGGTAAGTGTGTTTGTATAAATACTATTGTAAAGGTAAAAAACACTAAAACTGGTGAAATTTACGAAACAACTGTAGGAGATTTATACAATGCCGCGATGGGACAATAATCTAAAAGATAATTGTATTAATATTTTGGATAATGTTATTAAAAACTTAAAACCTGATCGTAGAGAATTAATTCTCTACGAAATTTTATCTTTAGGTATTATTAATAATAAAAAAAAGATTGAGCAATATATCAGAAATAAGTTAGGATTAACTTCTAAACATGCTCGTCACACAACCCAATACTGGAGTTTACGCGGCTGGAGCGAAAATGAATCTTACGTAAAGTCAAAAGAGAATAAACAAAAAAATGTTAAAAGTGTATATAGCAAGGAATTTTGGTTAGAAAAAATTAATCCATATACTAATAAACCTTATACTATCGAAGAAGCAGATTTTGAACGTAATTGTCGGCGTCCTATTCGAAAAGAATACTGGGTTAAAAAAGGATATAACGAAGTTGAAGCTATGCATCTAGCAGAACAAACAAAGAGCGACAATAATAAAAAAGGAGCTAGTCAATCTGCTAACTCAACAGTGCGACATGTTGCATCAAAACGATGCGTTGACTATTATACCGCTCGAGATTATTCTGAAGAAGATGCCAAAAAATTAGTTTCTGAATCACAAAAGCATTTTTCTAAAGAAATATGCATAGAAAAATACGGAAAAGAAAAAGGGTTAAAGATTTGGCAAGAAAGACAAGATCGATGGCAAGCTAGATTAAGCGTAAAATCTGACGAAGAAAAGGCCAGAATTAATAGACTTAAACTATCAAAAGGAATTACTGTATCAAAAGCAGAAAAAGAAATAATTAATGAAATTAAAAAAGCTAATAAAAATTTAATTGTTTATCCGCAGTATTCGTTATCTGTTAACAACAAAAAACAGTATGTTTATGATATTGTAGTTGATAAAAAGATTATCGAATATAACGGCGACTTTTGGCATTGTAATCCAAAGATGTATACAGAAGATTATATAAATCCTAGAACTAAGATAAAAGCATCTGATAAATGGACCAGTGATATTAAAAAAATCGAATATGCTCAAACTCAAGGCTACGTAGTTATGGTTGTTTGGGAAAGTGATTTTAAAGAAAATAAAGAGGAAGTATTAAAAAAATGCATACAATTTCTAACACAGTGAAGAGAAAATTTGTTAATAGCATAGACTTATCAGACTTGGAAATTGAGACTGATACTGGTTGGCAGCTAATAACATCGATACATAAAACTATTCCATATAATGTATGGATAATCAAAACATCTTCTGGTAAGTTCTTAAAGTGTGCAGATACTCATATTCTTTTTAACGGAGAATTCAATGAAGTTTTTGTAAAGGACTTAATTGAAAATCAATCTACAATTTTAACTGTAGACGGGGTCGAATTAGTTACCAGTATTGTAAAAAAGTCGTACACCGAAAACATGTTTGATTTAACTGTAGACAGTAATGATCATAGATTTTATACAAACGGAATACTTTCTCATAACACCACCATTATCAA